ACCGGGATGCCCGCGTCCTTGGTGTGGCGGACTGCATCCGACAGCATCAGGAAGTAATCGACGAAGTCCTTCTGCACGATCAGGTCGAGCTCGTACTCTGCACGCGCCTTGTAGTTGAGCTGCCTGTCGCGCGAGAACTTGTTGAACCCTCGATACTTCCAGCCGTCGTTCATCCACTTGCGAATCATGTCGACCGACGACATACCCTCGCGATAGCCGGGTTCATCCTGGATCGGATATCGAACCCGGTCCATCTTCGGTAGCATGACGTCGCAGCGGCCTGCGATCTCGGCAGTGCTGGCGATGGCCTCCTCGGCTCCTCGCTTCGAGAGCCCGGTTCCGCGCAGTCGCTCGTAGATCATCTCGTCCGACGTGGGCAGCGTCAGTCGGATGTCGTATTCCCACCCCGCCTCCGCAGCGGCCACGGTACCGATGTTGCGACCAGCCGCATGCAGAATCTTCTGCATTTCATTGTCGTCGGGGAATGGGTAATGGCAGTCAGATGTTGCAGCAAGCTTGATTCCGTATTTCTTCCCGACCTGCTCATACCACTGGTTGAGCTGGCCAGAGCGCGACAGCTCGGGGAACTGTTGCGTCTCCAGGTAGTAGCGATCTCCGAACAGCTTCTGGAAGCTGCGGAGCGTCTTGATGGCCGCGCGCTCGTCGCCCTTGCGGACCCACTTGCCTCCGAGGAGGTTGTTGGCCAGCATGGAGTCGGCACAGCCCGAGAGGCAGATGAGCCCCTCATGGTGATCCTTGAGCATCTCGCCGGTCACAGTCGGCCAGCGATAGAACCCCTCGGCCCAGGACCGCGTCACGATCTGGTTCAGATTGTGCAGGCCAGTCCCGTTCATGGCGAGCAGCGTGAGGTGCGCCTTCTGCGACATGCCGACCCGAACCTTGCCGTTCTTGTCGACCCACTCCATCTCGCGCATGTTGGCCGGTGCGGTGTAAGCCTCCAGACCGAACAGCGGCTTGATGCCGTACTTCTCGCACGACAGCATGTGCTTGACGTGCGATGAGATGTTGCCGTGCTCGGTGAGTGCGAGCGCAGACATGCCGAGGTCCGCCGCGCGCTTGGCGTGCGCATCTGGCGAGCCATAGCCATCCATGTACGAATATGTCGAGTGGTGATGCAGGGACACATACTTCATTTGCAATTCATCCTCACCCACGGGGAAGGCTCCAGCACAGCGCCTATCCGATTACCCTCTGAGACCTGTTTCTCAAGCCAGGCCAGGTACTTGTCCAGGTCGTTCCTTGCTACCTGGCAAATACGGCTGGTCGCTTGGCACAGCGCCACGTGACGGCCGAAAATATACCGGTCCTTGTTGCCGGCATCCATTTCACTTTTGGCCTTGAGGATCTCGTCAAGCAACCAAGTGATAGTAGCTCTGCTGGGGGCTCCCGACATGTAATTCACCTCCACGGGCGGGGCACACCGAAGCACGCCCCGCCCGAACCGTTCCGTCAGATCTTGATGAGCTGGGTGACGACGGCGGTGTTGTCCTCCTTGACCGCCATCGTCATGTTGAACCCGAGCCGGAGCGACAGGCCCGCCTTGCCCTTGGTGTAGTACGAACTGTCGAGCGCGTTCTTCCAGGTGTCCAGGATGAACGGTGTCTTGTGGTCCAGGTCCTGGAGGAAGGACCGCGACTGCGCGTGCGGAACGAGGATCGTCATCGCACCGCCGAACGCCAGGACCCGAGCCGCCTCGCCGAGGATGTGGAGCGGGTTGGCCAGGTGCTCCAGGACGTGCGTGGCGAACACGGCCCCAACCGACTCGTCGTCGAACGGGAGCACGCAGCTCTCCAGGTCGTACTCCGGCCACTCGATGTCGACGGTGTCGACGACCGACTTGACGCCGGGTCCGAGGTGGAGTGCCGGCAGCCCCTCGATCGGAGCCACCCATCGCGCCACGCTGCGGTGCATGCCGAAGCCGAAGAACTCCAGCGGCCCCGACAGCACGTCCCTGCCGAACTCGAACTTTTCACTCACCCAGTGCCCACTTTCCGAGCTCGTCCATCTGACGGCCCATGTTCTCGTGATGCTCGCCGAGCAGCTGCTCAACGAGACGCTTGGGGACCAGCGCGAGCTCCTCGCGGTCTCCGCCGGGGTGCGGCTGGTCGTAGTAGACGGTGCGACCGTCCGCCGTCTCGGTCACGACGCGCCGAGGAGCCGCCTTCAGAGGCGCTACGCTCCGATCTCCCGACACGCCGACACCGTGCTGGGCCGCGTCCGCCTCGGCGAACTCCTCGCCCATGAGATCGGAGCAGGCGGCTTCGGCGATCGGGCCGGAGAACGTGAGCGTTGCACCGTTGAGCGCGCTCAGCGTCTTGCGCCAGGTGTCGTCGCTCGGGTAGCCATCGCGCGGAGCCGACTCGTGCTGCTCGATCGCGGCGTGTACCAGACCGGACGCGATGCGCTCGTCGGTACCGCGCTTGAGCCGCTTGGCGGCCTGCTCCTGCTGCCAGTACTCGGGGTCCTGGTCGGACTCGTCCTCCAGCAGCGGTCCGATCTTGTCGCGGACCATCTGGCCGAACGGCGGATTGAGCGAGAAGGACATGTCGTATGCCTTCTTCTCTCCGCCGACCATCTTGATGAAGGCGTCCACAGCGGCCTCGTCGCTGTTGTACACGGCGATGCGCTCGGCCGAATCCTTGACGCGCATCATGTGCAGCGTCAGGAACAGGTGTCCGATCAGGTCCGAGATGACCTCCTCGGTCTTCTCGAACTCCAGCTGCTCGCCGTCCCACATGGCGCGCTTGAGCTTGGACATCTTGCGCCAGATGTCGGCGTACTGGCCGGGGATGCCGAGGACGCCCGCGCTCTCGTCGTGGCTGCCGTAGTCGGCGTTCTTCCGGGCGAACAGGAGCGCCCAGTCCGGCACCAGTTCGCCGATGATGTCGCGCAGCTGCTGGCTGTCGTTGGGCTGCAGACCGTACTTGATCTGCTCACCCTCGCGGCTGACGTACATGGTTACTTGCCTCCGGAGATCTCGACGATGGTGCCGGTCAGGTAGCCCGGCGACTGGAGCAGGTCTCGCATGACGTGTGCGATCTCCGCCTTGGTGCCCCGGCGTCCGACCGGGATCATGGAGCGCTCGTACGACTGCGCTCGCTCCGCCGACCAGCCACGGATGTCCGGCACGTTGCGGTCGATGTAGTCGGTCATGGGCGTGTCGGCGATGATGCCCGGCGCGACCGCGTTCACCTGCCAGCGTGGCGCGAGCTCACGAGCGGCGACGCGGACGGCCATGTTGAGCGCGGCCTTGCTGGAGCAGTACGAGATCGACGTCCGCATGGCGATCCTGCTGGCGTCTGAGCTGATGGCGACGACGGACCCGGAGGAACCGGGGTGGTTCCGCTCGTGGGCGTCCAGGAGCCAGATGAAGCCCTCGACGTTCACGGCGAAGGTGTCGTCTACGACCGACTGATGGATCTCGCCGATCCACTGGAGCGTGTTCACACCGGCGCAGTACACCAGGAAGTCGAACGGACCGTGGTCGCGGACGAACAGCGAGACCGACGACCGGTTCCGAACGTCCATGTCCTGGACCGACGGGGCCAGCCACACGACGTCCTCGAACCTGTCGTCGTTCTCTGCATCCGATATGAACTGCTTCCCGATGCCGGAGTTGCCTCCGACGACGAGCCCCTTACGCATATGTCCCAACCTTGTTCTTGTGCTGCTCGATGAGATACAGGATGACTTCCTGCGCCTGCTGCAGGTCGGACACGAACCAGCGCCCGAGCTCCTGCTCGTATCCCTTGTTGGCCTCGTTGCGGCGCAGGATCGGAGTGACCCCGAGCCGCGTCGCGATCCCCAGCTGACTGAGGTCATCGTCCAGCGCGCAGACCACACGGTCGCGCCCAACCGACTTGACGAGGTCCCTGTACTTGTGCTCGCCGTACAGGATGTGGTCGACCTGGATCCCGTTGCGCTTGAGCCAGTGCTGGGTGTCCAGGTCGATCGTGCTCATGGCCAGATAAGGCCGCGTCGTACATGCTGCGATGGCCACACCCGCGCCACGGATCGCCCGGCTGAGCTCGGAGGCTCCCTCGAACACGGGGATGGAGCGCTTCATGCCGCCCATTCGGTATGCCAGCTTGCACTGGCGATACACAGCCTTGCTCATACCCAGCTGCTTGTAGAACGGACCGACAATGTCCGGGTCCCAGACGATGTCGCGCCCGGTCCACATCTGGGCGAACCGTTCGAAGTGTCGGTGGTAGTCCCCGAGCGTTCCGTCGAGGTCCAGTGCCACCATCGGAGCGTCAGGCCCCGGTCGTCGGGATCGATACATCCGTCTGTACTCCGTCCATGATCTTGTTGGCCTCCTCCCAGGCCTCGTGCGAGAGGACGCCCTTTGTCCACTTACCGTACCGCCCCATCCGGTGAACATCAGGGAAGCACTTGCAGTTCGTGAAGAGCGGCTTGACCACTCGCCAGATCTGCCCGTTGTACGTCAGCGGGTACTTGTTGTGCGGCCACTCGGTGTTCGTGAAGCCCTGGATCTTGCTGGCTCGGTACCAGTCGAATCCGGGCTCACCGTTGCACAGAACCGTGTTGTCGGAGAGCGTGCACTCCAACTCGTTCGTGGCCCACACGAGCTCGTGTCCGAACTTGTGACGGCTGTCGTGGCAGATCACCGTGGCCGGGACGGTAGAGATGACGGCGTCCGGCTTCCAGTCCCTGATCAGCTTCGACAGGATCTTGGGCGAGAGGTCGACGTCCTGCACGTCCGAGCCGTACAGGCTCCACAGAGCGTCGTACGCCTCGCGGATGTCCCAGGCGAGATGGCGGCCCACCAGAGTCTCGGGGCTCACCTCGACCTTGGCGTCCGGCCCGTACACCTTGTCGCGGTATCCGGTGATGGATCCGCTGATCTCGTAGTTGATCAGGAACGGGTCGGCCAGCGAAACGCCGGGGATCGGCGCGTGCAGGTACTGGGCTCCGTTCATGAACGACTTGCGCGCCTTGGACACGACGATGAAGTCGGCACCACGACTGTATGCGGCGTGCGCCGCGATGAGGCCTGCCGGGCCACAGCCCAAGATCAGCACCTTCACTTGCTCTCCACTGTCTCGATCGGCTTCTGTCCGACCTCGTGGATTCGAGATCGGATCGCTCCGGCTCGTGCGTGCGGAACGCACTGTGAGTCTATCACGTGAATCCCGCCGCACGACAGCACCTTCTCGCAGGTGCACCCCGGCTCGGAAGGCAGGCAGCAAACCAGGCTCATCGCTTCAGCCTCGACAATCCCGGATGCGGCAACCGCTTGAACGCGGCGAGGTCTCGCGGGTCGGCCCATCGCTTGGGATTGAATCCCCAGGCCTCCGCGTCGAAGTCGTCCGCCATGACCTGGTGGTCAAGCCACAGGTCCAGCAGAGCGTCCATCAGATCCATGTTGCCCTGGTCCTTTGCGCTCTTGATGCGCATCTTCAGGTATTCCAGAGCCTCGGGCTGGATGTTCGGCATTACAGGTTCACCACCCTGCGTCTGATGTCGTCCGGCAGCCAGAGGTCGTCCACCTCCATTGCCGCCTTGTCCGCCTTGTTCACCCGGAGCTCGTAGCCGCCGTCTTCTGTCGGCACGGGCCACAGGATCGGCCAGTACTCGTCCACCTCCTTCCACGGTACCTTGATGTCGGCCACGATCGACTTGCTCCGAATTCCAGCGGACCAATGGGACTGCATGATGTGCTCGTCCTCAGACCATGCCGGCATAGCGAACGTGGCTCCGCGCCGGACCAGCTCGTTGCCGTAATTGGCGAATCGCCAGAACCAGCCAGGGTCGTCGTAGCGGTTGAGCCGCATCTCCTGACAGGCCAGCGACCCGTACACGCAGAGCGCCAGGTGGCTACCTCGCCAGCCCATGCCGGCAGCAGGCATCCTTTCCTCGCCGTCCTCCATGCGGACGTGTATCGCGCCGAGTAGCTTGGTCATGTCAGACAGGGCGTCGTCCATCAGCCAGTCCAGCGTCAGTGTGGGACGCGAGTCCAGCCACCAGATGATCTTCAGATCGCTCACTTGAACCATCCTTCCACCTCGTCGCAAGATACACCGGGCTCGTGCTCAACGACGTCGATGATCTCGAAGCCCTGGTCCTCCAACTCGTCAGCGCGGTCGTTGGCTCCGTCCTCGCTGTACGAGACGACCGATGCCCGCACCTGGCCACGCTCGTCGCGCCATACCGGCTTGAAGCACCTGTACTTGGGCTTGCTCACCGCCGATCCTCCATACGGATTTCAAGGCAATTGGAAGACGTCGGCTTGACGATCACGGTTGTTGCCGCATAGATCTTCAGCGTGTCGCCCTCGACATGCACATTGAATTCGTCGCCCCATGCCTTGCCGATGGGGACCTTGAAGATGATGCGCGGGCTCTTGCCCAGCGCCTCGTTGTCGACCTCGTGCGGTCCTTGAAGGAAGGTGTTGCTGTCGCTCACGTCCTGTTCGAGTGCCTTCTGCAAGGTTCGGATCGAGCCCCGCAGCGAGTTGATGTGGTCTTGGACCCACTTGGGCAGGTTGCCCTCTCGCGGGTCGATCTTGTAGTACATCTGCCACCTCCCTCAAGGCCGCGCTCCGACCCGTCCAGCTCTCCTGCTCGGATGCAGAGAAGTGGCCGGAGCGCGACGTTCATGGAGCGGCTGGATCAGCCAGCCGAGACCGAGATGCCGACCATCGTGCCGGACTTGACGAGGAAGTCGTCGCGGTCGCCCTGCTTGACGTCCACGGACTTGTCGACGACCTTCATCTCCCAGCCCGCACCGGCACCCTGCACGACGCGGCCGTCCTCACCGCGCTTGCGGCGGATGTGGGCGACGGCGATGGTGTTCTTCGGCTTGAAGAGGCTGGGCTCGATCCAGGCCACGGGCGTCTTCGAGCCGCCGCTGGAGTCGTACAGCGTGACCGTGATGTTCTTGGCACGCTTCATGTCCGAACCCCGCTTGAACGCGGCAGCGTTGAGGACGATGTCGGTGATGCGGATCGGGATGCGGGCGAACTCCAGCTTGAGCGTCTCGTCGTCGCCCGCACCCTCGCCGGTCTGGTTGTCCCCGGTGTGCGTGGCGCAGCCAGCGGCCGAACCCTCGTTGGCGAAGGAGTCCAGCTCGTCCCAGCCGAGGTACTTGACCGGCTTGTTGCCCGCGTAGAACGTGCCCACGCCGTCCAGGTCCGAACCGGCCTTGTTGTTCAGCCAGCCCAGGACACCGCCCTTGCCTCCGGTCGACTTGTCCCAGCCGAGCCCCATCTCCAGAACGGCGACACCGTCCAGCGGGCTCCAGCCGTCCTCCGGCGTGATGGTCTGCAGCTGGGCATAGTCGACGTCGACGACCGGGGTGGTGTAGCCCTTGCTCAGATCCGCCATGATTGTCCAACTCCTTCTCCGGCCCACTCAGGCCGGAAGCCGTAGGAGCCCGCGTAAGGGCTCCGAGGGACGGGGTCGGCCCCTTTGACCGACCCCGGGGTGAAAGCGTGCGAGAGGCCCCTTCTCTCGGCGATCCGGGGCCTCTCTGGGTGCTACGTGTGCGCGCCGGTTAGAACGGCGGCTCGTCCTCGCCGTCGGCGGCGACGATCTCGTCCTCGACCAGCTGGGCCAGGAGCGCCTTCTTGCCCTTCGGACCCTTGTACTCGGTGAGGTCGGAGTCCTCGTAGTCGTTGTCCTTGGCCAGCTTCTTCAGCTGGACGAGGGACATCTTCGCGGCCTCCTCGTAGGGGACGCCGTCGGCCTCCTCCTCGTCGGAGTCGTCCTCCTCTTCGTCCTCGTCCGACTCGTCCTCGTCGTCCTCCGAGTCGTCGGCGTCCTCGTCGTCCGCCTCGTCCTCTTCGGGCTCCTCGACGTCGTCCTCTTCGTCCTCCACCTCGTCCTCGACGTCGTCGTCCTCCGGCTCCTCGTCGTCGGCCTCGACCTTCGACTTGGGCTTCCAGCCGGGGATGATGTCGGCCGACTCCGCGATCCAGGGCGTCTCCTCGCCCTCCATCGCGTTCGCGGTGTCCTTCTTGCGCTGGAAGGTCATGCCCGCCTTGACGCCGACCGGGTTGCGACCGCCGATCTTCTTGACCTTGCCGCCGTCCTCGATCTCGTCGTGCAGCACGTCGGCCGCGTTCTTGCCGCAGACGGCCTGCATGTACTGGGCGATCCGGGTCTGCTGGATCTCGTGCTCGCCGGGGATCAGCCGGTGCCAGGCGGTGAAGCCCTTGCACTCCCCGGACTCGATCTCCCACATCGTGTTGATGTACTCGGTGCCGGGCGACTTGGAGTTGGGGCCGGTCAGGCGGATGGTCGCCGCCTTCTGGACGACCGGGTAGATGACACCCGGCTTCGGCAGCGGACCCTCGTAGGGGGTGAAGCCGGAGTCCGTGGAGACGTTGTTGCCAACGCCGAACTTCATCTTGGGCATGTGCCAGTTTCCTTACGCGGTTGTTGAACGTCGGGCGGTGGTCTTCTTGGCGGTCCTGCGGACAGCCGGAGCCTCGATGATCTCGCGGACGCCCTTGAGCGTCGGCTTGTCGATGTACCGAGGCAGCTTGTTGTTGCGGTCCTTACCCCTGTACGGGCCTGTGTGGCGGAAGTACATACGGCGCACCTCGCGACCGTTGTCGTCCTCCGCCATCACTCCGTACCCAGCCACGTTCATGTGGCCGAGAGCCTGCTGGGCGACTTCGCCACGACCGCCGTGTACATACGGCAGGATCATGGGCTCGCCCTCGGCGTCCTCCAGGTTGTACGGATGCGCGGTGTACAGCGTGTTCATCGGCAGGTCGTTGAACTGCATGATGAACTTGATGGTCTGGATCTGCGCCTTCTGGTGCACGTCCATGGACGGAACGTCCGGGTCGCGCTTACCGGGCTGCGCGGCGTACGAGGCGTCGAGCGCCGATCGCTGGAGGATGCGCTGAGCTCCGCCGATGGTGTCGATCACGACCCACTGGAACTCTTCGTGGCCCTCGTCGCGCAGCCAGCGGTATGCCTCGTCCAGGTCCTTGAAGGTTTTGATCGGCCACTCCTCGGCGGAGCTGCCCATCGCACCGGCGGACACTGTGCCTTCCGGGTCGCAGGTCAGGAACAGCACTCGGTCGTCAGAGCCGCCGAACACCGTCTTGCCCCAGCCGGAGTCGGCCACGACCACCATGTGGATGTACACCTTCTGGCCCTTCACGGACCGGATGGCTTTAGGCCGTGCCATCGTCCTCCTCTTCCATCTGTTCGATGCGGCTGTCGATCTCGTCGAGCCGCGTGCGGATGAAGTCGTGATCGTCCGAGCTGATCGCCCGCTTTCCGAGCGCCCGTCCGATCCTACGCCTCAGCGCGTCAACCTCGCCGGGGCCAGCGTCCTTGACGCTCCTCATGCTGCCTTCCTCGTGTCTCGGTGGTCCCCGTACGGGTCCCGCTTCTTGTAGACCGCCTCCTTGTACTCCTCCACATCCGCGCCTGCCTCGTCCAGCATGCACATCTTGTAGAACTCGCATCGCCAGGAGCAGTCCCTCTGGGGTCGCTTGTAGATCGGGAGCGTGCCGTCGCGCATGGCCTCCATGTGGATGGCCTCGGACTGGATGCGACGCTCCATGTTGCGCCGGTTGCCCTCGGACTTCCAGTCGATCTCGCGGACGAACAGCGGAGCCGGTTGGGTCTTGCTGACCGAGCCGTTCTTGTTCAGCGCCTCGCCGCGTTCGTTGGTCGGACGCTCGTCCGGCAGACCCTTGCGCATGAAGTTGTACTGGATGCCTGCGATCTCCTCGCGTGGCCCGATCAGGCCCTGCTTGCGGAGCACCCGCGTGGCCACGTACCAGTAGGAACCGGCCTGGTCGTCGAGCGGCAGATGTGCGGTCGAGATGCCGGCAGCCGTCTTGTGCTCCATGAGGAAAATCTCGCCGGTGTTCAGGTCTCGGTACACACCATCGAACGTGCCAACATAGCGCACCAGAGCCTTGCGCTTGCCATTGGGCAGAACCGGAACGCGCGGGTCCGCGATGAGGAGGCGGAACGTCTGCTCCGTGGCGATGACATCCCAGTGGTCGTCCTCGCCGTACTTGTCGACGTAGCCCTCCATCATCGCGATGCCGAGTTCCTTCGCCTCGACGAACTTGGCGCCATCCTCGTCGTACTCGGTCGGGATGTAGCGCTCCTCGTCGGCGCAGAAGTCCTCCCAGGTGTCAGCCGGGTGCGGTCCCCGTTCCCGCCCCTTCCTGTACCACTCTGCGAGTGCGATGTGGATGCCCTGGCCGAACCAGAGCGGGTTCGAGTCTCGCTTGGCAGCCAGGCCCTCGTTGACTGCCCACTGCCACTTGAGCGGACACTCCTTGAAGGTTCCGCGCTCAGACGTCCTCAGCATCTGAATGGCCATAGATCTCCAGCTCCTCGTTGGCGTGGGCGGGACGGACGATGTGGTGCATCCCCGTCAGGCTGCCTCGGTTGATGTCCCACCAGCCCATGCTCGGGCCGGTCGTCCATCCGCCCTTGAGCTCCTTGTCGTGGTTCTTGGCCTTGTCGGCCGTCGTGAACACGCCACGGACTCTGGTTCTGTCGCCTTCGGGGTCCTGGATCAGGAGGAAGATCTGCATGTTGCTCTCCGGGGAAGTGCGAGGGGGACCGGCCGGTGGTGGCTGGTCCCCCTCGGGATCGTGCTGGTGGTGCAGTGTTGCCGGCAGAAGCCGATCAGTCGAGCTCGTCCTCGTCGAAGTCGTCCTCGACCGGCGCGGGCTTCGCCTTCGCAGCGGGCTTGGCGGCCGGACGACGGCGGCGACGGGACACCGGCTTGGCGGGCTCCTCGGCCTCCTCCGCCTCCTCGGCGACCGGCTCGGGCTTGGCCTTGGCGGCGGTGGCCGAACCCCGGCGACGGCGGCTGACGGGCTTCGCGGGCTCTTCGGCCTCGTCCTCGTCGGCGTCCTCGACCGGAGCGGCCTTCTTGGCGGTGGCCTTCTTCGCAGCGCGGGTGGCCTTGGCCTCTTCCTCTTCCCGCTTCTTGGCCTCGCGGGCCTCCCGGCGCTCCTCGCGCTTGGCCTCGGCCTCCTCCGCCGCCTGGCGCTTCTCGGCCAGCACCTCCTGGTTCTCCGGGGAGCGCTGGAAGTCGATGCGCAGGGCGCAGGCGAGCTGGACGGACTTGAGGTCGACGTCCTCGTAGCCGGTCTTCTCGACCAGCCAGTCGGCGAACCGCTCGTGCAGGTCCGTCGGGTCCTTGTCGACCAGCTTCGTGAAACGCTCGGTGTTCTCTTCGGCCTCGGCCATGATTACCTACTCCAGATCGGATTGCTTGGCACGGGCAACTATACCTCAAATTGCCCATGTGCGTTGGTTCAGTAAACGTTCTTGTTTTTGTCGGAACTGGCGTATCGACGCGCACGCAATTGACGAGCACGCTCCTGCCTGATCCCGTCCCGCTTTCCGATGCGATACCAGACCACACCAGCAATCGCCGGGCTCGCGACAATTGCGAGAATCACGGTTGCTGCAAGTGCTCCATTCATGCTCGCTCCTCAAGCAGCCGGAGCGCGAACTTCACACCCCTTCTGCCGTCCAGGATTCGCTTCTGGATCTCGTCCTTGCCAACATTGGAGTGCGCGATGCTCTCGTCTATGCTCCCTCGTGCATAGAGGTAGTGGATGGTTACCCTGTGGATGCGCGACACGCGGTGGATGCGGTCCTCAACCTGCTCCTGGTCGTCCGGAATGAACGTCTCGTCCATGAAGAACAACTCGTCGCAGTGTGCGTCGAGGTCGATCGCGACGCCACCAGCCATCGTGTTGATGAGCATGACGCGTGGCCCGCCGATGCCCTGGAATGTGTTCTGCGCCTCCAGCCTCCGCTTAGGCGACACGCCGCCAGTGATCTTGAGCGTTGGCACCTTGAGCTTTCGGAACTCGGCCTCCATGGCGTCGATCACCTGGCTGAACTGCGAGGCGATGACGTACTTGGTGCCGTTGTCGTACCTGTTGCTCCCGACGACGCCACGCTCCTCCAGCAGCTCCAGGAGGAATAGCCACTTGCAGCTCTTGCTGAGCACCGGCCCGTCCGAGCCCTGATAGGCAGTCGCTATCTGACGGAGCCGGGTGAGCTCGGCCAGGACGCCGGTTACTGACACCGACTCCTCGCCGAACATCGCCTCGCCCATCTCGCGCATCTCGTCGTACTGCTTCTGCTGCGCAGGACTCGGGTCGCACCAGTGCTCGATGTACTGCTTGGGCGGGAGGTCCTGTGCAACCTCAGCCTTGGTTCGGCGCAGCATCACGTAGTCCAGCGATCGGTACAGCGCCTCCGCACGAGCCGGGTTCAGCCCGCCGATGCTCTGTCCGAATCGTGTCTCCTGGACCTCCAAGTACTGTTGCGCCCAAGTCCACTTGGAGGAGTACTGCTTGGGGTCGAGCCAGTGGAGCACGCCCCAGAAGTTGACCGGATTGCCCTTGATGGGCGTTCCGGACAGGGCCACCTTCAGCCCGTCCTCGTCGATCGGCAGGCGACACAGGCCCTCTGCCATCTGGGTCTTGGAATGCGCACCCTTGATGCCGGACAGGAACCGGTGCGACTCGTCCACCGTGATCGTCGTCCAGGTCGGCTCGAAGAACTCCGGGAACTGGATGACGTACGGCTTGGGCTGCGTCTTGTGCCCAGCCTCTCGGTGGTCGATGTCCTCCTGCGGCGTCCCGAAGTCCTCAACGAACGACTTGCACTTGGGACACCAGCGCCCCATCTTGATGCGCGTCGTCTCGGGGTTGATGATGACGAACCGGGGCTCGTCCTCGGGAGCGAGGAGCGCGGCCTCGATCGCCTTCCGCTTCTGCGTTGCAGAGCCGGTGACCGGGAACACTCTGAAGTCGGTCCACTTGCGGACCTCCTTCGACCACACGATGTTGATTGCCGTGGCCGGGCACGCCACGAGATGAAGTCCGACCTCAAGCCCGCGCTCGACGATGCCTCCGAGCGTCTGAATCGACTTGCCGAGACCGGGCTGGTCCGCCAGCAGGACACCGCCGTTGGGCTGGTTGGCTAGGAACGAGGCACCCACACGCTGATAGGTCCTCGCGTCCATCGCCATGGCCAGCCGGGGCAGGATCTCGTGCAGGCGGTCCAGCTCGGTGTCGCTCAGCTTACCCAGAGCCCGCATCGCGTCTTCCTCTGCGATGGCCTGCCGAGCCCAGAACGACAGTCGCTTCCCGACGACCAGCATGTCGGTGAACACGTGGCGCATATGCCGGCATGCCTGAAGCGACACCGGATATGTCCAGCAGCTCTTCGTCTTGGACCAGTTGTGGCCGGGAATCTCCTTGCACATCTCGGCCACGCCGGGGAAGAACGGGCTCCGCAGGATGATGCGCTCACCCTTGTCGTCGAGGTCGATGTGGACCCTGGGTGCCGGCATCAGATGCTCCAGACCACTTGGTCGCGCATGAAGCCGAGCTCGATGAGTTCGTCCCAGCACTTCTCGCATGGCTCTCGCGTCGTGTACAGAACGACATCGGGAGTGATCTGTCGGAAATGGCGAAGGTACTTCATCACCGCATTGATCTCGGCGTGCACAGCCTCGCATTCGCCCACACCCGAGAACGCCGCGCCATGCGGGAGCTGCTCAGCCGTCAACAGCCCGCGAGGACAGCCTCCGATGTCGCAGTTGGGCCGACCGGACTTCGGACCGTTGTAGCCGACGAACGTCCAGTAATTGTTGGCGACGAGCACAGCCCCGACCTGCGACCGGAGGCACGAGCTCCGTCCGGCGACGCTCAGGGCCACGCCCATCCACACCTTCACCCAGTCATCTCGGTCACGAGGTGGGGCCATACGTGATCACCATCCAGAAGTAGTAGGCGGACGTGAAGAACGCTACCGTCCCGGGGATGGCGAACGACTGGTCCTCGTCGTCGTGGAGGAAGAACCTGCGCTGGACCCAGAGGGCCGCAGCACCGCTGCTGATCCCGAGGACGATCTGTCCCAGGATGACCAGGGTTCCGACGAGTCCGATCTCGTTCATGGTGTGGGGCGCTCGCTCTCTTGTTGCTAGTTGCCGGGCTTGTGGGTGGTGCTGACCGAGGAGGTCGGTTTGGGCTTCGGACCGTCGTCCGTCTTGCTGTCGTCACCGTGCGCGCAGCTCTGGAGCACGAGCGTGAGCACCGCGCCGCAGATGATGCCCGCACCGAACGCCTTGGGCTTGCCGGCACGCAGCTCGTCCACGCCCTTCTGGGACATGGCGAACGACGTGCCTTCTGGGATGTCGTTCCACTTCATGTTCGGCCTCCGCCGAGAGAACCGGCCGGGACCGGCCCGAGAAGCGCGCTACGCTCGCACGTAACGGCCTCCGAGCCGGTCCCAGGTACCTTTGCCCGACGCGGTCGCGCCGAGCGCTTACGTGCGAGCCTACGGCTTCACCGGAGCATTGTTACGATCGCGTCCAGCGCGCTGATCGCGCACCCGGCGATGATGCCCCAGAGAATACATTCGGTCCAGGTGTACTCCCGCTTCCTGCTCATGCCGTCAACTTGGCGTAGCAGGTGTCACCGATGCCGCGCTCTCGGGTGTGCTTCTGGGTCAGCGGCGAGCCGCACCGTCCACACGTCCCGACGTTCAGGCCGAACAGAGCGAACGCGCCAACCGGGTCGTCGGCGATCCGCTTGAGGATCTTCTCGTCCCTGTAGATGCGCTGCTGCCGGAACTCGCCAGGTGCACCGGTCAGCTCGAACAGCATCTTGCGCCGGGTCCCGACCACCAGGTAGAACCGGATGTCGTCGTCCTCGTTGCGGAGGGCGTACCGACCCTTCTCCACCTTGGCGTAGAGCTCGGCCCTGTTCATCAGTGCGTTCGGCTGCTTCAGCATCCGGTTGAGGAACTCGCCGATGTCCTTCCGACTGAGCCCAGCGATGGCGAGCTCGTAGTCCTTCTGGTCCATCTCGGCGTACTCGGGCAGCCGCACCTTCTCGCGACCGAGCGCCTGTGCCAGCGACATCTGCTTCCCGCTGGGCTGACCGGGATTGGTGGCGTAGCAGTGCTTGACCTGCGCAGTGCGCGCGTGTTCACCCTTGCAGTTGCCACACTTCATCGCAGTGCCTCCATCCTTCCCACGGTGTCGGGGCAGTTGTCCGTGAAGACGTCGCCACCCGGCTTGAGCGTCGGCCAGCCTTCACGCTTCTCGCTGTTGTACTTGTTCTTGATGGAGGTCGTCGTCCGGCCCAGGGCCGCAGCGATCTCCTCGTGCTCGAACTCGAACCAGGCGTCCCGGAGGAACCGGACCTCGTCGCTCGTCCAGAGCTTGCTGGAGTGGAACGCTGAGGTCCGGTTCTCGCGGACCGACCGGACGCGAGCCAGGTCGGAGCTGTTCATCAGCCGAGCTCCTTACGGCCACCAGAGACCCGGTTCTGACCGAGGTCAGCCGTGCGCCCGTCGCGCTGGCCACGCTCGTACGCCTCGCCCACGATGCGCTGGCGAGAGGCCCGACCGTCCTTGTGGCCCATGAGCTTCTTCAGCTCGGCCATCATGTCCTGCACCGCCTTGTTGCGGTCGTACAGGACGAGCTCCGCACCGGACGTCGAGGCGACCTGCTCTTCCTTGTACCGGCGGAGCGTGGCGAACCGGTTGCGCACCTCGTTGAGGAAGCCCTGTGCGTAGGAGCGCTGGAAGGTGATGGGCGACTGCACCGCCCGGTACGGCTCTCCCAGCTCAGCGGCCCAGCGCTTGCACGCCTTGATGAGGCGACCGCCGTCCTTCTTCTTGGGGTCCCAGGGAACCTCCTGCCAACCGGCGCTGTCCTCGTTGATGCGGAAGCTCCACGCTCCGTCGGTGTCCTCGGGCAGGCCGAGCCGGTCCAGGCGTCCGAGCTCCTTCTCCTCGTGGTACGCCTTGTTCATGAGGTGGGCGATGTTCTCCCACTTGATGCCCGACTCGTGCAGCGTCCAGACGTTCTCGTCGAACGACCGGCGCTTATTGGGCTTGGGGTCGAGCTTCTGGAGGGCCTGGAGCCTCAGCGAGGTGTAGACCATCTGGACCAGCTCGATGTTGCTGGGGAACCCGACCATGTAACCTGAGCCGGACGTCCAGCCGAAGAACTGGCAGTCGTAGTGCTCGGCCACGGCGATGATCAGGTTGTACCACTGGGTGCCGAGCTTGTCGTTTGCCGGCATGAACTCGAAGATCACCTTCTCGGGCGTCTCCCGCACACCACCGGCGATGCGCTTGGCCTCAGCCAGCATCGCAGCGTCGACGGAGTACTTCTGCATGAGCTGCTCGGCCTTCTCAAGGTAGGCCTCACGCTCCTGCGGATTGTCCGTGCCCTCAGCCTTGTTCAGGACCGCCTGGATCCTGGCCAGCATCGGGTTGGTGTTCTCGGACATGTGCGAATCTCCTCGGGACTCGTCAGCACCGGTACCTTACCGGCGGACCAGCAGCGTCTCCCGACGGGCTGGTTTCGTCCTGGCTGAGGACTACAGCTTGGTGATGCCCCACACGATCAGACCGAAGAACGCGCCCCCGGCGATGAAGGCGCATCCCAAGATGCCGATGACGATGGCGAAGCACCCCTTGCCATCGCGGTCCATGTCGTGCTTCTCCCACCAGTTCTTCGCGAAGCTCGCCATCAGCCCAGCGCCTCCCACAGCGGCTTGACCGCCGGGTTCTGTGCCGGCATCTGCGGCGGCTCCTCGGTGATCCATACGTCCTGTTCGTTCTCCATGTTCCCGTCCCTACTTGAGCCATGACCAGAGGATGTATCCTGCGAGCAGGACGAGGCCGGTGAAGACCTCGTCCTGCGACCAGCGTCCCATCACTGGGTCTCGACGAACCCCGCGTCGCTGTCTCGGGTGCGCTCGGTGCGGGCGACCCGGTTGATGCGCCGACCGACGAGCTCGATGGGCTCGTTGTAGCGAGCGCGGATCTCGTGCCGGAACCACTCGGGACTGGCCCAGAGCGGCAGCTGGACGGAGCCGTGCTCCAGCAGCTCGCGGTATGCGGCGTCCACGAAGTCGCCCGTCTCGAACTCGCCGAGCAGCGGCTTGAGGCCGAGCGCCTTGTTGTCGAGGTTGATGTCCATCTTCTCGACCGAGAACTGGTCACCCCGCGTTCCGTCCATCGACATGCGCCGCATCACCTCGTGCGCCCGACCATGCGGGTCGGGAACCGACGGCGTGCTCACGAACACGGCCACGAGCTCCTTGCCCTCGCCGTCCTGGTACCAGGTGTACAGAGCGTACGCCTCGAACATGTATCCTCCTTGGGGACTCATCGGCAGCGCCATCCAGCGCCGGACCATCGGGCCTTGCGACCCTAGGTTTCGTCCTTGGTCACGAGCACCCCGGTCGAGGGTCAGGGGGAGGTCACCTCGACCGGGGGCGTTCGTGGGTGTTACTTCTTGGTGGCCGTCGTCCGCCGGGTCCGGCGAACCGGAGCCTTGGGCTTCTCGACAGCCTCCGTGGCCGCCTCAGCGGCGTTCTCCGCCTCGCCCGTACCTTCGGGCTCGGCGTCCGCCTTCGGGGCCTCGGTGGGCTCCTCGGGCTTCGGCTCGTCGGTGGCTTCCCCGCCCTTGAGCTTGGCGAGTTCGGCCTCCAGCTTGGCGAGCCGCTTGGCCTTGGCCTCTTCCGCCTTCTTGGCGGCCTCAGCCTTGCGGTCCTTCAGAGCAGCCTGGTTCTCGTCGCTCCGCTGGAAGTCCATGCGGAGAACCGACGCGAGCTGGACCGTCTTCAGGTCCGGAGTGATGCCCGTCTTCTCCTCGATCCACTTGGCGAACGCCTTGTGGAGCTCGGTGGGCTCCGAGGCCGCACGCTCAGCGAAGGTCTTCTTGCTGGGGGTGTTGTTGTCGGCCATGGTGTCTTCCTCCTAG